GTAAGATGGCTAAGGGCGGTCTTTCTAAAAAAGCTAAAAGAAAATGACGGATGAACGCCTCACAAGAATTGAGGGTAAATTAGATAAGCTTTCAGATGCGGTGGTGAGCCTAGCCCGGATGGAAGAGCGCATGGTTACTCTATTCAAGAGAATGGATAACTATGACGAAGAGCAGAAGCTTATGTGGGACCGTATCCGTAAGCTTAATGAGATCAGCTCTGCTCGAGGGCATGCCTTAAGATTTATAGAACGGATCTGGTGGATCGTTCTGACAGCTGCGGTAGGTGCCGCATTCATTTACATGAGGACAATGTAATGTCGAAGAAGCAACTCACAGAACGGCAGAAGGTATTCTTAGACGCCCTCTTAGGAGACGCTAAGGGTAGTGTTCGGGCTGCAATGAAGATTGCTGGTTACAGCGACTCCACCTCAGTACGTGAAGCTATGGCACCTGTCGCGGAGGAGGTTGCAGAAGCAGCCCAAATGCTCCTTGCCCTGAATGCACCTAAAGCTGCGCTGGGCATGGTTGGAGTACTGGACGATCCATCAGCTCTGGGAGCTAGAAACACAGTAGCTGCGGCTAAGGAGCTCCTAGATCGAGCGGGTGTTGTTAAGAAGGAAAAGGTAGAGGTAAGCGGCCCAGAAGGTGCAGTATTTATCTTACCCCCCAAACAGACTGTAGATGACTGAAGATACCGACTTTCCCCCAAAGCGAAGATCTCACCCTAGTGCCCGTATTGCTTTTGGCTATATGCCGTCTGAGGATGATCCCTGCGTCTTAGTACCAGATCCTGATCTCGTACCTATCGTTAAGCAAGCTCTAGATCACATTGATAATGGGGGTAGCCTTAGAGAGACCGCAGCATGGCTTACCGAAAAGAGCGGTATATCTATCAGCCATCAGGGCGTTAACAAGATATGGAAAGAGCGCAGAGGTTCTAAAGAAGGTAACGAAAGGGAGCAGCAGCAGAAGCGTCAGAGACGTAAGCTTGCTCCTAAGACCGGACCAGCTAAGGCAAAAGCTAAGATCAAACGTAAGGCTGCAGACGCAAAGCGCGTTCTTAAGATGCAGCAGAAGAAGCTAGATAATTGGGTGGACTACGACAAGTTAGACGAGGCTCAAGAGGAGGCTATCTCTAACAGATCTACCGTAAGTGATACTTTAGATTTCGATGCTGCACCAACGGATCGAGACGTTGTATTTAAACCCAATGAGGGTCCACAGACCGAGTTCTTAGCAGCCTCCGAAAAAGAGGTACTTTATGGTGGTAGCGCCGGGGGCGGTAAGACTTATGCCCTGATAGCCGACCCCATGCGGTATTTTGGAAACGGTAATTTCAACGGCATTATCTTACGTAGAACAAATGATGAGCTGCGTGAAATCCAGTGGAAAACGCAGGAGATATATCCGAAAGCCTATCCCGGAGCCAAGTGGCAGGAAAAGAAGTCTCAATGGGTATTTCCGAGCGGGGCAAGGCTTTGGCTTACGTATCTTGAGCGCCCAGAAGACTGTCTAAGATATCAGGGTCAAGCTTTTAGCTATATAGCTTTCGACGAACTAACCCAACACCCTACCAGCTTCGCTTTCGTTTATATGCGATCTCGTTTGAGAACCACAGACCCGGATTTGCCAACGTATATACGGGCAACGACAAACCCCGGCGGCCCGGGCCATGCTTGGGTCAAGAAGATGTTCATCGACCCGGCACCGGCTAACAGAGCCTTTCCGGCTACGGATATCGAAACCGGTCAGACCCTAGTTTACCCGGAAAACCATGCCAAAGCCGGACAACCATTATTCAGCCGTAGGTTCATACCCGCAAGCCTATACGACAATCCATATTTAACCGAAGACGGCTCATATGAAGCCAACCTTATGTCCCTCCCCGAGATGCAACGGCGGCAGTTATTAGAGGGTGATTGGGGTGTAGCGGATGGAGCTGCTTTCCCGGAGTTTAAGTTATCTACACATGTCATTGAACCGTTCGAAATACCCTCAGATTGGCGTAGATTCCGTTCGGCTGACTATGGTTATAGCAGTTACAGTGCTGTTCATTGGTTTGCTATCGACCCCTCATTTGAGACGCTTTACGTATACAGAGAGTTGTACCTCTCAAAGCACACCGGAAAAGACCTCGCAAGAGCAGTGCTTGAAGCCGAGGCAGGGGATAAAATCCACTACGGTGTCCTTGACTCCTCCTGCTGGCATAACCGTGGGCAGATTGGCCCCAGTATTGCTGAAGAAATGATTGCAGATGGGTGTAGATGGCGTCCGAGTGATAGATCAGCCGGTGCCCGAGTAGCCGGTAAAAACCAATTACATGAGCGGCTAAAGGTTAACGAAGATACCGAGCTTCCCGGTATAATATTTTTTAACTCTTGCAGACAAATTATAGCAGATCTCCCCGTAATACCATCATGCCCAAAGGGCACCGATGATATCGATCAAAGATACGCTTCAGACCACTCTTACGACAGCTTGAGATATGGCATTATGAGCCGTCCCAGAGCAGTTTCCCCCTTTGATTTCGGTCAAGGCGTACCGATTAGGCATTACAGACCCGCTGATATGGCGTTTGGTTACTAAAGGACAATAAAATGGCTTTAATGGACCCCCCAAAACAGGACGTTTCATCAGATGATCTGACTGAGAATGATGAGATTGTCGTTCTGGAAGAAGATGGAGATGTAGAACAGGAGAATATGGACTACGGCGGGGTTGTAGATTTAGTAAATAATGCATTTCAACGCTCAAAAGACCGAAGATTGTCTGATGAGACACGCTGGTTGACCGCTTATCGTAACTATAGAGGCATATACAGCCAAGATGTGCAGTTTACCTCCACGGAAAAGTCTCAAGCATTCGTAAAAATCACCAAAACTAAGGTTCTGGCCGCCTACAGCCAGCTTACAGACGTATTATTTGCCGGTAGTAAGTTTCCTATTGGTATTGAGCCTAGAAAAAACCCCGTAGGTGCTGAAGATGCCGTTAATTTTGACCCAAATCAGCTTACTGCCGATAAGGTTAAGGAAAAAGCTAACGTAGACTACACGCCACCTCGAAAATACGTGCGTCCAGACTTAGAAAAGGATCTGGGGGTCTACAAAGATACATTAAACCCGGTCAAAGACGAATTAGTACAGGGTCCGGGCATTACTCCGAGTGCAATCACCTATGAGCCAGCCAAAAAGGCCGCATTGCTCATGGAAAAGACGATGCATGACCAATTAGAGGAGTCTCAGGCCAGTAAACACCTCAGATCTATGGCCTTTGAGGCAAGTTTGTTCGGTACAGGCATTATAAAGGGCCCATTTGCCTTCGATAAAGAATACCCGAATTGGGATGAGGAAGGTAACTATAACCCAGATTATCAGACCATTCCGAAGGTGGAATCTGTATCTATATGGGATTTTTACCCGGATCCGGACGCCCGAAACATGTCTGAGTGCGAATATACCATTCAAAGGCATAGGTTAAGCAGATCCCAGCTTAGAGGTCTGAAAAACCGCCCCCACTTCCGGGATGAGAGCATTGAGCTCGCGGTAGAGTACGGCGCTAACTATATTGAGGAATATTGGGAGCATACCTTAGATGAGAACCAGAATGGAGATGGTGTAGACCGTTATGAGGTTCTGGAGTTCTGGGGTATACTAGATACTGAAGTAGCCATTGAAGCTGGCCTAGAGATACCCGACGAGTTTGAAGATCGTGAAGAGGTACAGGTCAACGTCTGGATTTCCAACGGCCAGATTATACGGCTTGTCTTAAACCCTTTTACACCCAACCGCATACCTTATCACTCCGTACCTTTTGAGGTTAATCCCTATAGCTTTTTTGGCGTAGGCGTAGCCGAAAATATGGAAGACACGCAACTCCTCATGAATGGGACAATGAGGATGGCGGTGGACAACTCTGCGTTGAGTGGTAATCTGCTTATAGAGGTAGATGAGACTAATTTGGTCCCGGGTCAGGACATGGAAGTGTACCCCGGAAAAGTGTTTCGCAGACAGGCTGGAGCACCCGGCCAAGCCATCTTTGGAACCAAATTTCCCAATGTAAGTCAAGAGCTTATGATGATGTTCGACAAGGCTAGGCAGCTGGCTGACGAGGCAACCGGTATACCCTCATTCTCACATGGACAGACGGGTGTAACCGGTGTCGGTAGAACTGCTGCGGGGATGTCTATGTTGATGGGCGCAGCGGCTATGTCGATTAAAGCTGTTGTATCAAACATCGATGACTATTTGTTAAGCCCACTAGGCAAAGCCTTGTTTGCATTCAACATGCAGTTTGCATTTGATCAGGAGTATACCAAGGGTGACCTAGAGGTTATCGCAAAGGGTACTGAATCCTTGATGCGTAACGAGGTTAGATCACAGCGTTTGATTCAGTTCATGCAAATGACAGCGGGTAACCAGACCTTAGCCCCATTTGTAAAATATGATTACATATTGAGAGAGATGGCAGCATCTATGGATCTAGATGAGGACAAAATCCTTAATGATCCTCGAGAGGCAGCCATTCAGGCTCAGATGATGGCCGAGATCCAAAAGCTGATGCCTCAACCTCCACAGGGAGCTCAACAAGCTCAACAAGGGGGCGCACCTAGTGTTGATGACCCAACGGGTACTGGAGGCGGTAATATAGCTCCCGGTAACGCCCCTGAGCCCGGAGCACCCGGTTATACGGGGGCCGGAGGTGGTGATAACGGTGGACAACGACCGCCGCCCCAACAAGCTGCGCAGCAGCCCCCACAGGGCCCTGTCCAATAATGGATAAGATGAGCTACCGAAAGCTCCTGCCACTGGTGAACGACTATGACCAGATGGAACGGCTCACCAGCTATATTAACCACCGAATAGAGACTCTCCGAGATCATATGGAGAATACCTTAGACGTAGACCAAATACGTGCATCTCAAGGTGCCCTTAAGGAGCTACGGCGGTTCTCAACTCTCCGGGATGAAGTGTTGAAGGGATCCAAATAATGGCAGACCCGTTTACTGGTATGAATCCATTTGATCGGCCTATCCGTACTTACGGTGCAAGGCTTGATCCGTTCATGCAATCTGAGTCTGGTGATCCCGTATATGTTGATGCTTTTGGTAACCCTATCTTCTTTGAAAAAAATGAAGATTATGACCCCGATGCCAAGCCAAGCCTAGAAAATGCTAAGCGCAAGATATCAGCCCTTGGAAGCGGCCTTAGAGAGGCTGCAGGAGATCTAGTAGAGGATCCACTAGGTACGATTACTTCAGGCGCTCAGGCAGCTGGAGAAGCGCTCTATGAGGGTGTTACAGATACCTATAACCGGCTCACTTCGGGTAACGCCACACTGGGCGATGTTTTCAATGTTGCAGGGTCAATTATGGGCGCTGGGCCAGCTACTTCTATAGCGACCAAAGGTGTAGCTGAAACCGTATCAGATATTACAACACCCGACCCAAACACTACACGCATATTCCTCACTAAGGAAACTCCCGGCTTAACCAATGAGCAAAACCTTAAGCTGGATGATGCAATGGACATGTCCCGTGACGGTGACGATGCCCTAGAGATAAAAAAGAAGACCGGCTGGCAGAAGCTTTTAGATGAGTGGGTGTATGAAATTGATGATAGCCAAGCCCAGACACCTAAGAGTAACTTAAAGGCTAAGGTAAAGGTGGAGAAAGAGTTCACAGTTCCCGGGGGTAAGTTAAGGCCTAGTGAGCAAAAGACTGCCAAGCTTCAAGCTAAACAGGATCTTATAAACCTACAAAAGCAGCTACAATCTGGTTCTATAGATCAGACTATGTTTGATGATCTCTTAAGAGCCCGACAGGATGCCTTAACGCAAGAATTGGCAAGCACTAGCACCGAGAAGGTTGTTACTAAAAAGGTTCCCTTAAAGCTTAAGAATACCGGTAAACTTTCTGACGTTTTGTACCATCCAGAGTTACAGAAATACGGATTTATGGATAAGGCCTCTGCCGTAGTCAACAAAGCAAACCCTAAAAACAAGGGTTCTCAAGCAGCATATAACCCCAATAGTCTCACCGCATCTGTATATAATCAGGCTCAAGATGAGAGGTCTTCTTTACTCCACGAAACTCAGCATTTTGTGGACGATATATCAGGATCCCCCAACCTAGGTTCCAATGATTCTGAGGCGTCTGAAGTCTTATCTAAAGCCACACAAAGGTATAAGTCTGAGTACAATTCACTCCTCAAAGATCCAAGAATAGAAGACGCTAGAGAGTGGATTGAATCGGTCACCAGCACGGACTTTGACTTCGATAAGCTATCCCTACTTGTTAGTAAGATGAAGAAGGATGGAGAAGGTGACGGTCTGTATCCAGAACTAGACTATTCGAAATTTGAGTCTGCTTTATTAGACGTTGGGGTAGGTGAAGATTGGGCTAGAATAGTCCCGGGTCTTCTTAAGGACGCTCAGGATTCTGGTAAATCGTTGAAGGATAATACGTTCCTAACTTTGCCCCCAGCGTTTGAAAGAATTAACAAGCTCAATGAAAGCCGAGATGCTCGTATAGCTGCACTAAAGTATACCAGCTCAGACCCTGTACATGAGGTCTATAGGGCAGATCGCGGAGAAGCGAAGGCACGAGCCGTACAGGCGCGTAGAAAGTTAACTCCGGAGCAAAGAGCTAACAGTTTAGTCACCGACAAAGATACGGGTGTACCCGATTGGCTCACTTATTCCAGCAATGAATACAAATAGGACAGGGCAATGAATACCCGTGAGGAACAGGAAAAAGGCATCCTTTCAAAGGAAGGTAAAGACATGGCTAACAACAAATTCCAACTCGACAGAAACAAAGCCGATAAAGACGGTGATGGGGAACTGTCGAAATACGAAGAAGCTACTGGCGAAGCTATACAAAAAGCCCAAGATGCTGGGGAGCTCGTAGATGAAGATACCCTAGAAATGTATCATGGCGGTATGCCTTGCGGCTGCGGTGGAGACTGTGATGGCTCATGTGGGATGTCTGAAGGCATCATGGGTTATGACGATGAGTCCGGCAACCCTATCCCCTATGGATCTAATCCAGAGAATGTCCGGGATGATATCCCAGCAATGCTAAGTACTGATGAGTATGTACTACCCGCAGATGTCGTAAAATGGCACGGGTTAAAACACATCATGGAAATGCAGGATGAGGCCAAGTCAGGTCTCATGATGATGAACGATATGGGTCTCATTCAACACATAGATGATGAAGAGACAGAGGAAGTTGATGAGGATACCGAGTCCGAAGAAGATGCGGATCCAGAAGTCAAAGAGACACCCGAGGGTAACGAGGTTGAACTTCCGGTTGTGGATACAATCGAAGAAGAGATCATCGAGGGTGAAGAAGAGGTAGATCCTGAAGAGGACTACGGAAAAGCAGACACGCCTTCGATGTACGGCATGGTGAAGAAGCCCAAGGTAACCTTCATCATATAACATCCACGGGCTACCCGCCGAAAGGGCGGCCCCCAATTTGAGGCAATCATGGCAAAGTATAAAGGTAATAACCGCTTAGATGAAGCGGATGAACAATCATATTCACAAGAGATGGCGGGTCAGACTACTGACAACACTCCATCAGCTGCATCCGACACTGACGAGGCCAGTTTTAAAAAGCGGTATGGAGACCTTAGACGGCACATGCAGCAATCCTTATCTCAGAAAGACAAGGAGCTAGAGGAGTTAAAAGGTCAGCTCGATACTGCCACAAGGGAGCAAATCAGGTTCCCAAAGACTGACGAAGAGATCGACAAGTGGAGTCAAAAGTACCCAGATGTCGCACAGATCGTTGATACGATTGCGCAAAAGCGAGCTAATGAAGCACTTGTAGAGGGTGAAAAACGTCTAGGATCCCTTAAAGATCTTGAGACTAAAATCACCCGAAATGCTGCTGAACAAAAGCTACTGCGTATGCACCCGGACTTTATGAAGATCCGAAGTGATCCAGCGTTCCACGATTGGGTCTCGCACCAGCCAAACTACATCCGAGAGGCGTTGTATAAGAATTCTTCAGATGCAAAGGCCGCCTCTAGGGCAATTGACCTTTACAAAGCGGATAAAGGCATACGCACTCGAAAGCCTACCCATGCAGATGCTGCAAAAGATGTGGGAAGAACGTCCAGAACAGCTCCTACGCCGGGAGGTAAGGCAAAGTTCTCGGAAACCCAAGTATCCCGAATGTCTGATGCTGAATATGAGAAGCATGAGGATGACATTCTTGCAGCGATGCGTAGTGGTAACTTTAATTTCGACATAACCGGTGCAGCACGTTAGCACTTGATATTATTGCACTTATTGTGCTATAATAAAGGTAACTAATAGGGCAATACTTATACCCTATATAGTGACCCACAGACTAAGGCCGCCAATAGGCCCACCCTTAGCATCTGTATCTCACAACACAATTCAGAAGAACTATGACGGTAAGTCCACCAGTGCGTGTACGGCCCAGCTTATGCTGCAACCCGTACCATGAGCGCTGCCACTAACGGTCCTCTTCTGTGTCCTGTTCGGGCCCTAACAAAGGGTCTGCCATTACACTTTAGGAGGAACTAAAAATGGCATTTCCAGCAGCCGGAGGTTATGGTAACCTTCCAAACGGTAACTTTTCACCAGTTATCTATTCTAAGAAAGTCCAAAAGGCTTTTCGTAAAACCTCAGTCGTAGAAGATTGTACAAACACTGATTATAGTGGTGAAATTGCAAGCTTCGGTGACTCAGTTAAAATCATCAAAGAGCCAGATATTTCAATCAGCACATATGCCCGTGGAACAACGCTTGCAACGCAAGACATCACGGACGCTGACTTCACGATGGTCGTTAATCAGGCGAATTACTTTCAGTTCGCAATGGATGACATCGAGGAGGCTCATTCACATGTAAACTTTATGGATCTGGCAACAGACCGTGCGGGTTATAAACTACGTGATGAGTTTGATCGTGAAGTACTTGGCTACATGTCTGGCTATAACTGGTCAGGTTCTGCATGGGCAGCACGTACTGCTTTGGACACAGGCTCAACTAAAGCCGACTCTGCAGCAGGTAATGACGAATTACTTGCAGCCAACAAACTGACGCAGGGTGCGTTTGGCGGTTCAAATGCCGCACATTCAATCCCACTAGCAGCCGATGGCGGCGCAGGAGCGATTACTTCGCCACTTGCAGTCATGAACCGGATTGCTCGTCAGATGGATCAGGCAAGTATTGATACTGATGGGCGTTGGATTATCGTGGACCCCGTGTTCGCAGAAGTCCTCATGGACAGCTCGTCAAAGCTCATAAATGCTGACTTCGGTGGCGGTGATGAACTGCGTAACGGACGTATGCCCGGCACTATTCGGGGCTTCCGCGTCTATAAATCAAACAATCTCCCATACAAAGGGACCGGTAGCGGCACAACGGCTGCTGCAGGTTCAGCGACAAACTTTGGGGTGGTTGTAGCAGGTCATGATTCAGCCGCGGCTACTGCCGAGCAAATCGCAAAGACTGAGAGCTTCCGCTCACCAGATACCTTTGCAGATATTGTTCGTGGCATGCAGCTTTACGGCCGGAAGATTCTGAGACCAGAAGCGTTGTTTACTGCTAACTATAATTTAGCATAGTACATCAACAGAGGAGCTGGTCAAGTACTGGCTCCTCATTTTATTAAGGTTATTTCATGCCCAGTACATATCTAGATCTCTGTAATCAGACATTACGCCGCCTCAATGAAGTTGAGATTGCGGCTGATGATTTTGCTAACGCTAGGGGTGTACAGGCGCTAGTCAAAGACGCCATAAAATCGTCAATTGCTCGGGTAAATCAATCTGAGTTTGAGTGGCCTTTTAACTCTGCCCAACACACCGCAACATTAGTCGCAGGGCAAACAGAATACACATGGCCGGACTTCTTTAAAGTCGCTGACATGAACACCTTTCAGATCGTAGCAGATGACTCTCTGAATGTTAAATATAAGACTCTCAAATCTATAGACCGAGATGAGTGGTACAAAAACCACCGGGATGATGACTACAACGCAGGAAGCTCTGGAAGGGGTGTTCCTGATTTTGTATTTGATACGCATGGTAACGGCTATGGGGTTAGCCCATCTCCAGATAAGGCCTACAGCCTTACGTTTAGATATTACCTAAACTACTCTGACATTACCAATGCAACAGACGTAACAAGAATACCTACATCTTTTGATACGGTAATAATCGATGGGAGCCTCTATCATCTTTACATGTTCAAAGACAATATTGAGAGCGCTCAAGCGGCTTTCATGAGCTTTGAAAAAGGTCTTAAGGATTTACAGACCCTGTACATAAATAACTTTGAGTACATCAGAGATACTCGGGTGAGGTTCTAGTGCCTGACAGGATAGAAACCCTTAAGATTATATCTTCAGGCGGTCTAAACTCTAACGAGAACCACCTAGATTTATCTGACAATGACCCCGGAACTGCTACAAGATTGGTGAACTTTGAGCCGTCATTGTTTGGTGGCTATCGTCGTATTCAAGGGTATCAGGCATATAAGGAAGACTACGCCGAGGTGACTAACACCACAAATCCGGCAACCGGCCCAGTTCTTTGCGTAGCAATATTTAAAAATGCATACCTTGGCACCACTAGGATTATTGCTGCCCGGAAGATTACGGGAACCACTACCTACGGTTTTTACCAATATATACCGCTGAACGGATGGGAGCTAATCTCGGGAGCTCCTACTCCCCCCATGACTGACGGTGTTTTAACTGTTTCTA